AAAAGAACACTCAACGGCTATGCCCCCACAGGGTTCCTGCTCTTCTTGTGCGCGGTAATGCCGGCTTGCACCTATTCAACTGACGGCGCATGGTATGAACCATATCTATATCACTTCACACACGCCAATATATGGCACTTATTAGCAAATTTCTTTGTAATCGCCCGTTTTAGGGTCTGCTGGTCTACTATACCCGTAGCTTATTTAAGTGCGTCTGTGGCCGCGATTTGCCCGTTTTCGGGGGTGTCTTTCCCTACTTGCGGTATATCGGGAATGGCTTTCGCAATGTTGGCGCGCAGGGATGCATATTATCGATACTTCAACTGGCGTTTGCTGCTGATTAACCAGTGCATGATGCTCGTAGGAGCGTTCAACTGGAAAATACACTTAATTTCATATCTAATCTCATTCATAATATGGAGAATGACAAAAAATTCGTTCCCTTCTCCCCATTGTCTGTATCAATGGCTGAAAAGGACTCGGAGAAGAGGGAAAAGGAAATGGACCTCAAATACACAAGACCCGAGCCGAGGAAAAAGCCTTCTCGCAAAAAGGTAGCGGCTAAGGCTAAACAGAGGGGCACCTCGAAGGTTCCCGAGAAGCGGAGCGGCGATATGGAGTTCCATGACACACTCGGCATACTGGAGAAGGAGGCAAAGAAAACTGTCTTCGAGTGGTCGCTTGAAAAAATACTTGACGAAAACCAAAAGCGTCTTGACAAGCTCCGCCTCGTCGGTATCGACCAGGTAAGCGGCGAGGGCATACCACATCACGACGTCAAGGTAGAAATATCGGATTACAGGTATAAGGTGCAATACCTGACAGAGGAGGTGGCAAACAACCCTTTGTATAAGAAAGTGGCTGCACTCGGCTCCATAGGGGCCTATGTAGATTATTTCAACGGCACAAAGGGGCAGAACGGTGCAAGGGTGACAAGTGTCAGCGTAGCAAAGCAACTGTTCCTTACCCGATTGGCGCGCGATCCCGCTTTCGCTTTTGCCGAATGCTTCCATATACAGGACAAGGAAACGGGCCATACCGTGCCGTACCGCCTCAACTATGCGCAAATACTCTTGCTTGCAAGGCTGGAGGAAATGCGTACGGCAGGTGTACCTATCCGTCTCGTCCTTCTGAAGGCAAGGCAGTGGGGTGGTTCTACCCTTGTGCAGTTGTACATGGCATGGATACAGCTGTTCCTTAAGATAGGCTGGAACTCTGTCATTATTGCGCAGACGAAGGACACGGCAAGACGTATTAAAGGTATGTATACCCGTACACTCGGCAAGTTCAACCAATGCGAAATTATCTTCAAGGTGCCCAAACTTAAGTTCTCCCCCAAAGAAGGCTCTGCTGCGGACTCTATCATTACTGACGAGTTGGGCAAGGTTATACGCGACAATACTGTTACCATTGCGTCCTTTGAGAACTTCGAGGCTACGCGTGGCGCAAACTTCGCCATGGCGCACTACTCCGAGGTAGCGTACTGGGTAAACACGCCCGGCAAGACTGCGGAGTCACTTATCACCAACATATCGGGTGGAATGCTATATGCGCCTCTCACTCTTGAAGTGTTGGAAAGCACGGCTAACGGTATGTCGGGTTACTTCTATGACGAGTATCAGATAGCAAAGAACCCGGAGGTAAAGTCTGCACGCCAAGCAATGTTCATACCGTTCTACTATATCCTCAATGATACCCTCCCGTTCAAGACCGAGGAAGAAAAGCGCAAGTTCGCGGAGGAACTGATAGCGAACAGGGACAAGGAAACAGAGACACCTACCACGGAGTCCGGGCAGTACTTGTTCAGCCTATGGAAGAAAGGTGCGACTCTGGAGGGTATCAACTGGTATATCGAAAAGCGTGCGTCATTTCACGATCACGCCTCGATGGCAAGTGAGGCCCCCTCGGACGATGTGGAGTGCTTCAAGCACAGCGGTCATACTATCTTCGACCAATATCTAATCGACGAGTATGTTAAGGAATATGCTACGGAGCCTATCTTCAAGGGCGACATCATGCAACTTGAAGGACAGCGCCCAAGGACTACCGACCCAGACAATGACGGTCTGCTGTGGGTATGGCAGATGCCTGACATCACACCGACCGAGGACAGGTATATGGTTGTTGTCGATGTGGGCGGCAGAAGCACCAAGGCTGACTTCTCCGTTATTACGGTTGTGGACCGATGGCCGTTACGCTTCGGTGGTAAGGTTGAGGTTGTTGCAAGGTGGAGGGGGCATATCCGATATGACTTCCTTGCTATTAAGGCAGTCATGATAGGTCGTTTTTACTGCAATGCATTACTGGTGTTCGAGAGCAACACGTTTGATAAAAAGAAGGCTGAAAGTGTTGATTTCGTGCAGGAGGGAGACCATACGCGCGGCATACTCAACACGATAGAGGACACCTACGAAAATCTGTATATGCGCGTCAGTACTTCTGCGGAGGACATCAGACAGGGTCGTTTCAAAAAAGTTGGATTTCAAACAAATGTTAAGACAAAACAGGATATGGTCGATTTATTCCAGGTTTGTTTTGAGGACGATACAAAGTTTCTGGAGCGTGATATAAGGGCATATCAGGAAATGTCTATCTACGAACAAAGGGAGGACGGCACATATGGTAACATTGTGGGAAAGGATAATCACGACGATATACTTATGACTGACATGATAGCGTGTTTGATAAGTGAGCAGTTGCCCCTTCCGTCGCTTATCAATTACGATAATACTTCGGGTTGGGAGAAAGGCACGCGCAACGAATCGTATTTATAAATCTTTACAAAGGTTAGGCGGCGTTACCATAAAAACGGTAATGCTGCCTAATCATTTGGTAGCAATTCGTGTTTCGTGACAATAAAATTTGCTTATCGCATTGTCACAAGTATTGTCACACTTATTGTCACAGGGGTAATTTGTTGATAATAAGTTTTTTGCGTGTAGGGCGTGACAATGTGACAATATTTTTCTGTATATAGATATATATATATGTGTTTCTTAGGCGTGCGCGCGTATAAGGATTTATCATTTTTTTTATATTATATATATATTTATTGTCACATTGTCACACATTATGCTTTATTGTCTGTATATCAGTTAGATAGGGGGGTGTGACAATAAGTGTGACAATGGTGTGACAATCGATTTATTGTCACAACCTGTTTTACCGTTTAGTGTATATATAATATATATACGCTAAGTATTTTAGGAGCGCAAGGTGTTGCCTAAATTATGTGAAGGTGTACGAATGATATGGATTTTATACTGGCTAAATTTCTGGCGGTTAAACATTGTCACAGGTCAGTTAGGCAATTTTAATTTCGTATTTCGTGCTTTTCTGGTAAAATGCTTAAACAACGATTTTACGAAAAATATTGATATATAGGGTAGGGGCTATAGCTAAGTAGTACCTAAAAGCATGCTTATAGGGGACCCTATCTTTTAGGTTTATGAAAGTATGTCATACCTGGAGGCTAAACCTGTATGTAGGGCATCATCTCTCTTTCTTCTTTTTATGATTCCACCACCCCCGATATGGAGAGTCCTCAGGGGTGTCGTGGGTGTCATACCGGTTGCACCCGTCCTGCCTGCCCTGCCGCCCTGCCGCCCTGCCGCCCTGCCGCCCTGCCGCCCTGCCGCCCTGCTTGCACCACTGTACACCCCCGCCTACCTTGTTGTACAGTGCTCGCCCGTCCTCCCGCCCTGCCGTACCCTACTGCTCCCCTTCCTTATATATAGTTCCTCTCCAGGTACGTTATTGTCGGTGTGATTTGCATCCGTTCCCACCCCTCGCAGATTGTCCTTGCCGTTAGATCCCGATGCCTGCCCTGCCTGCCCGTCCTGCCCGATGTACGTCCAGAGCGTAGAAAAAACGTAGAAATCTCCTTATCAGTTATGCCTTAAAAGGCTGGCGCACAACATATTACACACAAAACGACGTTTATATTACACATAAACACCTTTTTATCTGATATGTCGTAACGAGTTGGGTATTAGTAAGTTGGACGTTTTTCGCGGTGAAACGGCTATTCGGGATTGGTTGTGTGACCTATTTTTACGTTTTCGGCATGTACACACGCGTAAACGGCTGACAATCAATGCGTTCATAGGCTAAAACGAACTAAAACTTAACGCAAGATTTTCCCGAAAAAGCCGAAAATATGTGTTTTAGTGAAATTTTTCACGAAAAATGTTTGTTAGTTAAGTGAAAATTGTATACATTTGCTCCCGAGAAACAATCTAAAAACAAATTTCAACGTATGAAAACAAAGATTATCAGCAAGTTAAAGTACATTTTATTATGTACACGAAAAATTAAATTACTCGTAGTTGCGGGATGTGGTGTTATAACTATGGGATACACTTGCCCGATCTTCGGAGTGTTCGGAATGCTGGCAGGTATGCTCTTGTCATTTACACTTTATATCTGGACGTGTGAACGTGAACAATAATACCTTATAACTATGTACATCGGAGAATTTAAGATTATAGGCAAGACCTGCAAAGCAGTCGGCAGGGATATAGAGACCTGCACAAAGAATGTTATTGCTAAAATACGCGAATGGCAAGATGACTTTAAGGAGTTAGACATCAGACTGCACCCAACCCAATGGGAGGTACACAATGCTGACACACCCGACAATATTGAAGCAAGGGGATGCGTATCGTACGATGAGGAACTGAGATATAATTAACCTAATAACAAAACGAAAATGAAGACAACAAACAACAGCAACACCCGTGAAGTTACGACACTCATCAACGGCAACGGTCAGCCCTACCACATGGAAGTCCCTACCGTGGAAATTCACGGCTTTACAAATGACGTTGCGCTCACTCGTATCGAAGAAAACACCGGCTTACACTTTGAGGAAATACACAAAGATTCAGTTTACAAGGCACTGCCCCTGAAGTGGGAGCAAGTGGCAGCGTTGCTATTGACTTATGACTGGCTAACCAGGTATTATAACTGCGCCCATCGTGAAAACGTGCTTGTACTGCGCGCGGACTGCAACACTCCCACCGCCGCCACTC